CATCTTTAATCCTAATGACCTGACCTTGTCTAATTGGGTTACATTTTCTCAAGTGTGCCGACTCCTGGATGTATCACTCGACTATATTGTTTTTGGTCGCGATTACACGAGTCGTTTATCGGGCAGAAAAGGTGCTCTGATGAGTAGCATCCTGAGCGCAATTGAGCGCTATACCGACATATAGGTCTTGTTTCCGCATTGATCACGACAAATCTGTCATGGTCAAAGGTATGAATGCGAATACACTGCTTAGTCCGCTATATTTCCGAATGGAATAACAATAAAAATAGCTTGGAGGACATGAGGAATGACACAGAAGTCACTGAGCAAGAAAGATACCCCGACCGCGTGTGCGGCCAAGGAATTACTTCAGGAAAGAATACAGATTAAAGGGATTGTGGACCCGAATGAGCGGTTGTTGCGTTTAGCTGATTGGCATTATCGGGTAGCCAGTTATCTGAATCATTCGGCGGCGCCCAGCGCCTGAGCGCTGTCGATCGCAATTTTGACGACGTTCTGGTCAATATGCGCACCAGGTTCCAGGCGCCGGTATAGGCTTGCTACTGCGCTGGAAAACTGGGCATTGCTCAGTTGCCGGCCTTCCTCTTCTGCTGCAGTTTTTACCGCGTCGATCACCTGGCGCATTTTACTCAAATCTATTAGATCCGCGGGACCCGATTCGCGCACTTCATAGCGGATGGGTCTCTCAACGGTTGGCCGGTCCAGAACCAAAGAGGGGTCGACAGGTCTAAGATTTTTGAAAAACCTGTGTATTAAGTATGTTCCCATCCTTCCCGATTTGAGCATATTGAACATGATCTTATTCGTGGCGAGCTTACTGTCGCCGAGGCTATAACAAGTCACGTTCTTTGCTTTCTTGAGTTCCTTAGCAACATCCTGATTCCATCCTCCGCATTCGAGCTCTATCAATGTGTAGTCTACAGCCTTTCCTTTGTAGTCGACCTGTGCAGGTGCTTCAAAAATTACAACTGTTTCGTCCGGATAGTAGTCACAGCTGACAACGGATACATGCCAATTTGGGTCGTCTTCCAGATGAGCTCTAATTGCGTATGCGAACTGTATAGGCCGGACATGCTTACCAATTAAGAATGGTCTCCCTTTCCCGGCTGTCAGCCAATTTAGTGATACGTTTTCCACTCGACCAATCAGCGTCAGGATGTCGCCTCGCGGCATTGTGTTTTTTTTCAGTGACTCAGCTACACCGTTTGTCGCACCAAAGGATTGCACCCAGGCATAGATGGAGCGGTTCTCCAGTATCGCATTGATGCGATCTATTAGATTTGATTGATCCATGATAAAAAAACGCCGAATATATAAAAAAATAGATTGAACTATTTAAAAATGCTATATAATCTATAAAAGAATAGATATTTAAAGTTTTCTATATGCATGCATTAAACCGCGGAGGTTATTCATATGCAACAGCGAACCCGAGACGTTACGTCTGTCTATAGCGAGAGCATACGCCAACGAATAGAGCGTTTGGCAATGAGAGAACGCCGCGGCGTCTCACAAATGGCCCGAATTCTTTTAGAAGATCAGTTGGATTTGGTTGAGAAGGCGATGCAGTTGCCTCCGGTCGATGAGGACCAGGAGTATATCGCGGAGCTCAGAAAGGCCTCATAACGAGGTGGGCCGTCGGAATGGCAGTCCCGACGGCCCGGGGCGATGCGCACCGCTGGCAGGCGGATACACACAGGCTCGGAACCTAACGCCCAGTAATAGTGTAAGCGCGTCGTATTGGTAAAAACAATGTTAGCCAGTCCAGGAGGCTCACATGCGCGCAACACTAGCGCCGGTTCAACCGGCAACGTCAATCCCTGTTCGTCCCGAAATAGAACGGGTCAAATCAGCGGCATACGAAACAGTACACAGCTTTCCGGGCAAGGCCTACCAACTTGCTCCCCTCATTGATAAGAGTGCTCACTCTCTTCTAAACGAAGTCAATCCCAACTCAACCGGTGCCAAGCTCGGGCTGATCGACGCCGTTCGCATCATGCAGGAAACCAATGACCCTTCGATGCTTTATGAGGTCGCGTCGGCCATGGGATATGCCTGTGTATATCTGGGCGATTTCACTGGCACCTCCGACGTCGAATTGCTGGAGTCCTATGCGGCCTTCCACCGTGAAGTGGGTGATATGGCGCGGGAGGTCGCAAAGGCCTTGGAGGATCGAAAGATCACTCGGCAGGAAGTGGAAGAAATACGGGTGGAGGGTGAGCAGATGATTCGCGCCCACTTGGCGTTTATTGCCCGGCTTGAGGCCATTGCGGAGTGAGTGTGCAGAAACGCCTGGTGAAGCAGGGCTCCTGCCCTGTGCGGGACAACGCCGGGGGTAAAGCGGTACGCCCGGACTTTAAGCCGTGGGTACTGTGTTTTCAGGAAGAGTTGTGTGAGTTCCTGAGTCAGAGGGCGGAAACGCGCACCAGAGAAAAGCAGGAGCGCTGATATGAGCGGCCGGCAGATGGGGTTTGATTTGGTTCCGGATGTCGGCGAGCAGCAACTTCGCTGGGTATATAACAAAAACAGATGGCTGCAGCGCCGTATTAGCTTCGAAGAGTGCTTGGCATCGGACGTGATGCGCCAAGCGCTTACGATGCAGGCAAAAGCAGCGATCGGCAAAACATGCAGAACAGGAAAACGACCAGGAGGAAACCATGGGTGAGGTGATTGAATTTGGTCAGCGTGTCTACCCGCTGACACAGCAGGCGCGGCAGCGCAAACATATGACGATCCGGAACGGACAATCATTGTCGTTGGGTCGGGGCTTCACCGGTAGGATTGTGACCAGCCAGGGCCGCTATGTACTGGTTGAGGTGCGTGGAAATAACGTGTCATCGACGATCGGGATGATCCCTCTGTATGGGGACGTTTTAACTCTGGATGAGTGGTGCGGCTTGCGACTGCAGGTTCGGTGCATCCACCGGATTGGACCGTGCCAGTATGAAATTATTTTGACCGTGCTGAGCGTGAATGGCAGCCGGGGCCCCGGCAAGCTGCGTGACGTTCGGGTAATCGAGGAGTCTGATTCGCTGGAGGTCAACCATGCTCACGTCTGATGGCCAGGTGTTCGATAAATATTTTACTCCCGACGAAGAAAAGCAGCTGCTGGGCTGCATTAAAACCCGAATCTCGGATGTGTATGCCCGCCGTGATTATTGGTGGATGGTGTTTCTGCGCCATACCGGGCTGAGGGTGTCGACTCTGGTCACTCTGACGGTTGGGGATGCCAAACGCACCGTTCGCACTGAGCAGGTGACCGTGACGCGCCTTAAAAAACGCGGCAGGGCCAAGGGGAGCGATCGGCAGTTTTACGCGAATAAGCGCGTCCGCGCTGCGCTGAGCAACCTGCTGATGATCCATAGCCAAATGGTGGATCACGACCGTTGGGATATTCCAGCAGAGGATCGGCCGCTACTGATTAGCCGCAACCAGCAGCCAATTACCGTGCGTAGCCTGCAGCTGCGCATGACGCAATGGTGCCGCGAGGCCAACCTTCCTTTTGATGCGACACCCCATTGGTGGCGCCATACCTGGGCCAAGCGCCGCTTGGCCGAGAAAAATGACATGGAGACGCTGTTGAAAATACAGGTGCATTTGGATCATTCGGATCTGAAAACCACCTCGATTTATCTGCAGCCGGACAAGGAGTCGATGCAGGCATTCCTGCAAAAAGTAATCTAACTACTAATCAAGACCAGGAGATTTACATGCTAATTATGACGCGAAGAACAAGCGAAACCATCGTTGTGGGTGAAAAGGGAGATGTCCGAATCACGGTTCTGGGAGTCAAGGGGAACCAGGTGCGTATCGGTGTCGAGGCTCCCAAGTCGACGCCCGTCCATCGAGAGGAAGTTTTCAATCGCATCCAGGCGAAGAATCACCCTCCGTCGGGTCGTCGGCCGATGCGCTTGCCTGCACCGACAACGGTTGCACATGCCCACTAAGTCAGATGGAGCGATATGGCAGCCGGCGACGCCTACCCGCGAGGTTGAGCCGGTTGTCCATTCTTCAGTCTGCTCAGAGGAATACATCCGTCTGTCTGAGCTCACGCCTGAGCAGAAGAAAAGTTTGTGGGGGCACATATGCAAAACAGACCCCAAAGTCGCTGACTTGATGAAAAGCGAGGACGTGCAAGCCGTTTTGTCCGAGTTCAACGGTCAGTTTTTATTCAGTCTTGAGGAAGCGAGAGAGGCCTTACGTGGCATCAATACAACAACTGAAACAGATGATCGATCTGCACGATCTGGCAGGGAAACTGGAGCTGGTCCGTCCCGGCGGCCGGGGGAACTACCGGAGCCCCCATCATGACGATGTTAATCCCTCGTTGTCGATATTTGAGAAAGACGGGCAGTGGGGGTGGAAAGACTTCTCGGCTGATGTGGGTGGCTCCTGTATTGATCTGGTGATGTATGTTGAAAGCATCACTGAGATAGCGGAGGCGGTGGATCGGCTGCATGAACTCTATCAGATTCCGAAAGACGACATGCCCGAACGGGAGCTCAAGGGCTTGGATCTGTGGGCGGACAATTACCGCAAAGCTGCTGACAAAGCGAAACCCTATCTGATTGAGAAGCGGGGCATCGCAGAAAAGATCATAGATCAGTGCATCAAGCGGGGAACGCTGGGTTATGACGACTATACGAACCCGAAATTTGACCCGGGGTCCCGATTCCATGGCGGCCCGGCCGCGGCGTTTATTGTGCGAGGGATTCAAGACCGATTTGTGAAGGGGATCGATTATCGCTACTTCGATCCGGAGCTCAATGGGGGGCTGAAGACCAAGAGCCAGGGCGATAAGGATGGCTTCCCATGGATACCGGATCCATTCCAGCTGGAGAGAGCGAATACAGTTTACCTGGTTGAGTCTGCCATTAATGCGCTGAGCATTATGTCATGCGAACTGCCCTATACCGCGGCGATCGCAACCCGTGGTACCGGTAACACGAATATGGATTGGCGGTTCCTGCGGGGCAAACTGGTTGTTTGTTGCATGGATAACGACGACCCGATCGATAAAGGCCCTCGCAAGGGCGAGCGCCCCGGCCCCCAAGCAGCGTGGGCGCTGCATGAAACGCTGACGGCACTTGATATTGCCTGTGTGTTCGTCGACCAGTGGAGCGATGACTGGGACGGCATCAATGACATTAATGATTACCTGAGAGAGCATGGCGAGCAGGCGACCCGATTTGCACTCAAGCGCTACGAGCAATGGCTGATTCCCGGCTTACCATGTGGGGACGATGAAGCGACCCGCCTGAAAGGGCGCCCTCGCGTTTACCTGCCGCCGCATGACTACACCAAATATTTTTTGTTCCGTGTGAAGCTGGACCATTCACAGTTTGTGAAAATATCCAAGGGAACGAATGCAGACGGCGGTGAAGCGCAGCAGATGAGCTTTGAAGATTTGTGCGGGTTTCGGGTTGCTGCACTGACGCGCATCCGCATTGCCAGCGCGACGGCCGCTATGAGCGGGGATAAAGACCTAGCGCCCCGGACGTTGTTTTGTGCCAGTGTTCAGTCGCCACGGTACGGGAATGCACTACGACGAAAGGTGTTTACTGACGAGAAATTGTACAACCCGGACCAGTGGCGTGAGTTTGGTGCGCTGTTCAACACGACGCGATTTGCTCGGATGATTAACCTGCTGGAGCGCACGACGCATTTGGGGGCCAGAGACGCGGTGAATTTTGTGGGCCTAGCCTGGCAAGACGGCAAACTCCTGGTGAATGAGGGTGCCGATACCTACTTTACCGATCCTGAAAAGCAGTGCCCTTATTCAAACCTTTCCTTCCCGACCGGCCCCATCTACAACGCGAAAAAAGTCCTCAGCGCTTACCAACACACATTTAGCGATAACGCTGCTTTGCAATGCCTGGTGTGGGCGCTAGGGGCACATCTGAAAGCCTTTCTGGGGTTTTGGCCGCACATGAATATGCAGGCCGACAAGGGCTCAGGCAAATCGACACTGATCAACAGAATGGAGCGCACGATTGGCTTCACGATGTTTGGCGCACAGTCGCTGCAGACGGAGTTCAGATTGCTGACATCGATGAGCCACACTTCGCACCCCGTAGGTTGGGAAGAGATTAGTACGCGGCGACAGGATGTGATTGATAAGGCCGTGGCGATGCTCCAGGAGAGTTACCAATTCACCGTGACCCGCCGCGGCTCGGATATGACTGAATTTTTGATGAGTGCGCCGGTGTTATTGGCCGGTGAGGATGTGCCTGTCGATGGGCTGACCGGGAAACTGGTGCGCGTGGAGCTCAAGAACAAGGGGTCACTGATTCCCGAGAACTTGCCGGTGTTCCCTGTTAAGGAATGGTTGAGTTATCTGGCGGGGTTAAACAAAGACACGGTGCTCGACAAGTTCAATGAGGTGTTGGGGTTTTGCCAGGAACACTGTTCTGCCGATCGGAATGCCGATCATGGTGCAGAGCGGATGGTGGGAAATTATGCCGCTATTCTCACCGCCTGGCGTTTTTTAACTGATTTTGCGGACATTCCAAAGGAACAGGGCGGATTTATCCGCGACCTGATTACCCAGATGAATACCCATATCAACGAGACCAAGGCTCGCCGCGAGCCGTGGGTGTGGATCATCGAGATTATCCTGGGCGAGCTCGACGCCAAGCGCTTCGATTACCCGCATAAATTTGAGAAGGATTTTGCCTCTGACGAGGTGTTCCTGTTCATCAAATGCACGTCCATCATGCAGCACCTGTCCACAACGACCTACCTCCGTGACAAATACAACGCCCTGACGATCAAGTCGCCCACCGTACTGAGGAAACAGCTCACCAAGGCAGGTGCCCTGGTGGCGACAGGCAAGGAGCGCACGATCGATAAGGTTCGCACTGCGCACCTGGAGGTGTTGTCGCTGGCTGTTTTGAACCAGTACGGGTTGACCGTTTCACTGCCGGAGGAAATCGACCGCACGAATGCGGAAGCGTCCTGGCAACAAATGTCGCTGGCGGGGTGAGGTATGGGCGTTATGACTGAACACATGCAAGCGCTTTTAAGAGCGTTTACAAACTCGCCGGGCGTTGTCTCGGGAGAGGAGTTTTCGCTGGTGCAAGTGGATCCGAACCGGTTCTGGTTGTTCCATCGAGAAGGGGAGGCAATGACCTTGAGCCGAAGCCAGGTTGATGCCGTTTTGAAAGACTATTTTGATGAGAATTTTTAGGGGGGAACATGATCGTAGCAAAGATAGGTGATCACGAGCTGTTGCTTGAAGACCAGGATCATGCGGAAAAACTGATGCGCATTTTCCAGCGCGCCAAGTCGCTTGAGTCAATATATTCCAGTACTCGGGATGGCCATGTGTACGCGCAGCGGGAGCTGTGTACAAAGTTGGAAGTGAAAATACTCGAGGAAGAAAACTTGGTTTCTCCGGAGGAAATGGCTGCGTTGAAAGACGAACGCAAGCTTCGAGTGGGAGATGTGCCACGGCTGGCCTGATGGAATACCCGAGAGGGCTGTGATTCCGTGGGTGTGGGTGCGGGGATGTCGATTAAAACCCGTGGCGTAGAAACCAGAATCGACCGGAGAGCAGCCCATTTTGACGACAGCCAACCGAGACGGCTCAGGTTGGAGGAAGGTAAACAGAGCGCCCTGCCGGTCAGCTGAGGGGCGTCGATAAGCGAATGGGGGTTAAGGTGGAAACGATCGATAAAACACAGTTGGTACTGAAGTCGCTTTCTGAGTCAGAAAAATCAACGAAAGCGTTACTGGATGAAATTGTATACCTGGGCGATCGCTCGGCGGCCAGTCTGTTTATGAATAACATGGTGCAGCGGGGTTTGGTTTATCGCTGGACCAACGGCTACTGGAAGTTAACGAGCAAGGGCAAAGGGGTTCTCTCTGGTGAAGTGGTGGAGGATGACCAGGTGCAGGATAGCGAAGAACCGGAAGCGCCTGCGGAAAAGCAGGAGGAGACAGTGGCCGAATTTGAGCCAGCGTCGCACGTTGGGCTCGATTTGGCCGCAGGGCCCGACCGCACTGAAGTTGTCGATGTGCCTGCTGGGAAAATAGGCGGTGGAGTCGCTTTTCCTAACGATGTTTTACCCAATGCCTTGCAAATTCCTGAGCATCAATCTGAGCCTGCCAGCGCAGAACCCGGTTCGGCGGGAATATTCGAGGCGCTTCGGAGTGTCGCTGTGCCTGAGGGGGCGTCTTTGATACTCCAGCGAGAAGGCGTTTTTGTGAACTTCGGTGGGGATCAGTACTCGATTGAGCGATCTGGGGATATCGAGGCGGTATTTCGGGCTGTGGAGTTGCATGCGGGTGCGGTGTCGCCATGACACCCTCCCATAATTTATTGACCAGGAGAAAATGATGAAGTTACTCGACATTGTGAAGACGAAAATTGTGAAGCTCCATACGTGCTCTGCTGCGTATCTTTTGGCGCATGCTGCTTGGTCGGCTTGCGACCACCGCGAACTCCCTGGACCCAGTGCGCTGGAAATGAGCGCGACGCTTGATGCCGGAAATCTGGAGCTCGTCAACTATTTGCAAAGAATCACCACCATGGATGACTACAGTAATCCAGATCAAGCTGAAATGCTGAGGTGGTTGGATCAGGCAGGGTACACCAGTTATGTCGCGAAGCAGTTGAAAACCACCCGGAAAAAATTGGTGGATTGGGAGTAAGAGGAGCGATATCGCATGACACCTAAGCAGAAGAAGAAGGCCGTTGACCTGGCGGTAAAAAAGATGCGGGAAGCAGCAGATGCGATGCTCGACCTTGAGATGATCTGCATCGAGCTCGGAGTTGAAAGCCATCAAGAGGAGGCCTTCAGAGATGGTCTGCGTGAGCGCGCTTGTTATTGGGAAAACTGCACTTGGTGGAAGCGCTAAGAATGAGCGGCATGTTTTCCGAAAAATCAACTCGATCGAAACGAAAGAGCGTTGAATGGTATACACCAAAGTGGGTTTTCGAAGCTCTGGGTATGGAATTCGACTTGGATCCAGCCTCTCCCTATGACATGGAAAGCGCCGTGCCAGCAAAAACAAAGTACACCATTTTTGACGATGGGCTCAGTAAAAAGTGGTTTGGTCGAGTCTGGCTAAATCCACCGTATGGCCGTGAAATCGGATTTTGGATGAATCGCATGATCGACCATAACAACGGCATCGCCCTTGTATTTAGCCGAACTGATGCGGCTTGGTGTCAGAAGGCAATGAAGTCATGCACATCAATGCTTTTTTACAGCGGAAGAATTGATTTTGTGCCTGGTAAAGAGAACCAGCACAAGAAGAGTAGAAGCGGTGCCGGCACTGTGTTTTTTGCTTTTGGCGAAGAGTGTGCGATCGCGCTAAAGCGAATCAGCGAGCACGGTACCTACTTAGAGCTCAAACAGTAGAAATGTCGCTAAGGAGTGACTTGGGATGAAAGCTAAAGAATTTAACGAATGGTTCCCTGTAGGTACTGCGGTCATCTACACAGATGATTTTGGAAAAGAGCACCACACAAACACCAGATCGGTTGCGTGGGAATTAGGGCATGGCGAGGCCGTGGTTAATCTTTTGGGTCGCACTGGCGGCCATTCCCTAGAACGAATCAAGGTGCTTGAATCACATCAAGCTTAAGTAATGTCGAACAAACTAGCCTTGGAGGGCATAAAAATGAATTGTTATAGAGTCGAAGTGATAACCACGAATGCAAAGGGAGATACGACTTACGCCCCTAAAGGGGACTCGCCCTGTTACATCCAATGTAAGGAAGGGGTTATCTACATTCACGGAGGAAGCTTCAGCGACGTTGAAGGCCTCATTGATAAAGATTCGATCAAAAGCATCGAACTTCTTGGGCCAAGCTTGTGCGCTTAGCCGTTGGTTTGTTGAGGAACGCGTTTTGAGAAAGAAGATTCGCAAGCACGTTGAAGTGTTTTTGATACGAATTGCCGCGTGGATATTAATAGAACGAAACGTCAGCCGCGCAAAGGTAGTCAGTCGTCGAGATAATAACGATATGTGGTACATGGCTGAGAAGCTGGACAGTATCTGTGATCGGATGCTGAAAGAGTACAACGAGTGATTTTGTCGGGAGATAACTATATGACACACGAACAGATGAGTAGATCAGAGCTGAGCTTGTTGCTGTTTTTAGAGTGCGCGTCCGTCGATTACGGTGGCGCAGTTGCAGTAGAGCGAATGAACGACGACGACATAGCCTCTGTTGAAGCATGGCACGAATCAGGCTTCGTATCGTGGTCACGGATCGCCAGCGACTGTCTCCCGCTACCGTCCCGCAGAACGTATTGTTGCACCCTCTCGGAAGAGGCGTGGTCTATTGCGCAAGCGGAGCGTCGTGCTCGATACGAGAGAATGGCAGCGTCAAGATCGTGGTTTACGACGGACGAAAAGCGAAACGCCCATAACTGGGTTCCTTAAATGAACCATCTTTAAATAATGTCGGAATCTCTATTTGGAGGTCGAAATGATCAGAGCAGCACCAGACCAGGCAATTGAGACAGAGTATTCATACTTGAGTTTACGTTCCGACCTTAACAAGGAGCTGCGGCAGTATGCTGCCTGGACGGGCGAAAAAATCGAGCATGTCGCTGTGAGGCTTGGATATACGGCTTGGTCATTGATTGGATCACGCTCCGTTATCTGCGATTTCCACAACAAAACTACGGTCCTCCGGCGCCGGGCAGCGGTGTAACTGAGAGGCATTTGGGTGAACGTATACGAGATAACAATTGTTCAGGCTGGGGAGGAGGTTTGCTCTGGCTGCTGTCAGGGGGCTAGTGCCTGTGAGGCGCTTGAAAATGCAATCCTTGTGGGCTTAGTGGCCCAGCCAGAAAATGACTACCCATATACGGCGTATGTTGAGAATCTAAAGATTAGCACTGTTTTTAGGTTTGAGTGCTCATTTGTTCCCTGACTGCTGCGGCTGTGTGAGATCCTGTTCGTTTCTCACAATTACGCCCCCATCGCTTCACTGTATGCTGAAAAAAACTATAGGAGTGTCGGTATGCTGTGGATTGTTCTAGGGGTGGGGTTGCTGGTTGCAGCAGCAGTGGTTTGGTCGTCCCTTGCTAGCCTGAACCATGACGTTCGAGAGCGTGATCATGTCTGTGAGGATTGGCTCGATGCGCACGGCCATTGCATGAAGTGCGAGGCCTCCGATGGCGGCGACACTAGTTGAAGTAGATAGCTGAAATCACGTAGGTAAGTAGATTGACGTAGCCAATGATTATGAGCACTATTTTTCCCCAAAAGAAGAATACGCCCGGCCAGTTGAGGTAATCTGGAGCGCCCACTTCGTCCTTTGGACCTAAACCGCGCCGTTCATGCCAGGTGTTGAACATGCCCCAAATTGCTGTTGCGACAACGTACTGCAACAGATCAAAGATGAGGCATGCAATGAAGAAAAGAGCGGGCCACAGCAAGTCGTTGGGCAGCGCGATACTGCCCTCTGCATCGTTTTTGAATATCCATATTAAGGCGATACCCGCAAACGATAGCTGGCGACAGATGTCGCTGGCTTTCCCGCTGTTGTAGTAGTAACCCTCTTTGAACTCCTTGAGTTCAGTTTTTGCCATGCTTACTTCTTCCCACCGCTGGGTGCTTTGGGGCCAGTGCTCGTTGTTTCGATACTTTCTTTGATACCGTCACCTGGCCGTTGGCCGCCCCCGCGGTCGCTCGGCCGATCGGTGGGAGGGGTTGGGTGCCCAGAGCCTTGTTGATTCTTATCATTAGCCATTTGCTTCTCCTGGTTGGTTTTGGGGTGTTCGGGATAGATTACTCCCGCAGTGTTTGCACTTGATCGCCAGTGCTTGGATGTTCTCTGCGCAGTAGGGGCATCTTACAACGGCTTCTGCCTTTGTTGGGGCTGGCGCCTTGTCTTTGGGGTTGGTCCTTGAGACGGACCATATAAGCGCCGCTAGCCAACCTAGAAACGACCAGCCCAGTAAAAGGTTCAAGAGGAAGATGGCGACCATGTTGGAGTGGTCGCGCCTGGTGGCGATGATTGTCGGCACGAAGTAGATGATGCCGGCAATGATGGCGCAGATGACAAAAATAACGGTGTCGTCCATGCGTTATCCTTCTTTTTGTTCGAGATTCGGCTGATCTTAGCAAATAACGAAGTTCAAGTGCACGTGAGAACGCTGCTCTGGCTAATAACGCTTACAGTCTTCCTGGTCATCCTCCAGTTTGTATCCGGTACTCGTGTTCCCGTTGTTTCCCCGCCCCCCTTCGAGAATAACGCTGCGCGACCGCAAAACTGGCCGGAAAGCAAGGAAGGCGAAAATTGGGCCAGCCCAGATTTTTTACGGAGGACAGGGAGGGCACTGTGGACTGTGGAATTGACCGTTACAGAATGTTAAGTCTTTGTTATGAGTGGATATTATTATTAGTTCGATCCACGGTTTCGGTGGTTTTCTCCACATATGTTTGCTTTTTCTCCACGGTTTTTCTCTGCATGGCCTGTTGCTTTCGCCCCTTTGTATTTCTTTTCTTTCTCTAATTGATTGAAAAATATAAATAAATACGGAAAAGAAGAGATCCACAACAAAAACGGTATGATCCACGGGTTTTTGAAATGTAACGGAATATTTCCACAGCTTTTTTTTGCATCCACGGTTTTTTTGTGGATGTTTTGTGGGTGAAAAATAGATATAAAACAAGGGGATATGCTATAATTCGGCCGAATCCACAGGATTTCATCCTGCGCTGCCCCTGGGGTATTTTTTTATGCCGGAATTGGTCACGGATTATCCAGCGGTCACGGACTGGCTGAGCTACAAAGTCGCCTCCCAAGGGCGTAGCGTTGCCACGGTTGAAAAATACCAGGGCTATATTCAACGCCTCATTTCATTTCTTGCCGATTCTGGCACTTCTCTGTTTGATGCATCCCGTGATCAGCTGATTGCGTTCACCGGTTTACACCTTCACAAATCCGGATTGGCTCCTGGAAGTAGGAAGGCTGTTGTTGCCGCCGTTCGTGGTTTGTATGAATTCCTACACGAGAATGGCCATATCAAAGAGGATCCGGCCGGTTCTCTGGAATACCCTTCCATTGGAAGGCGCATGCCTATCGCTATGCAGTTGTCCAGTGTCGAGAAAATGTTGATGCAGCCCGATATCGGTACGCTTGATGGGTTGCGTGATGCAGCAATTATTGCGCTGCTGGCCGGATGTGGCATGCGCGTTAGCGGTTTGGTTGGAATGAATGAGTCGTCTCTCTATTCATTCCAGGATGGCCAGGGTCGCGATCGCTTCGCTGTTCGCTTGAGAGAGAAAGGAGATAACGAGCGAGCCGTTCCGCTTCCGCAAGAAGCCGCTGTGCTGTTATGGGCGTATCTAGGTCATCCTGAGCTCGATGCGATCGATCGGACCCTGCCTGACGGCGATAAATTGATCTTTGTGAGCTTTGGGAATCGCGCTGTTCCTGAGCATGAGTACAGAGGAGAGCACCGCCGGTTATCTCAAAAATCTGTTTGGCGGCTACTGCAGAAGCATGCCAAGGCTGCAGGAATTCCCCTGGATCAGGCCCACCCTCACGCATTGCGCCACTTATTGGGAACAGAAATGGCTGAGTCGGACGCGACAACGCTTGATATGCAGGCTCAGCTGGGCCACACCGATGCCAATGCGACGTCCATATATGTTCAGGTTGCTATGCGGAAACGAACCGCTGTGATCGACCGCAGCAACCCGCTAGGTAAGATAAACACTCCAGTATCGTCACTCATAGACAAACTGAATAAGGCCGGCGCGAATGCTTAGAGCTTATGGTCATTTTGTCCTGCTGGAGAGTGTTTCCGAAACATCGGGATGTGAGATTGAGGGGATATCTCACATTACCAGGCATGCTCGCGTAGGCCGTGTCTGCAGTGTTGGTCACCTGGTGACATCTGTTCGAGAAAACGACCATGTTCTGCTGGCCTACTGTGCAGGCTATGACACGGTGATTAACGACAGGGAATACACCCTTGTCAGCGTCCACAGTTTACTTGCTGTAGTAGATGATAGAGGTTTTCCTTTTGGACGGGTTGCGGGATAGAACCCTAATACCACGGCCCACCCACTATCTTTAATCCCTTTAAACATGGGCGTTCTAAGGGGTGCGAATGTGACTCTGAAACTTGCCTTTAAAACGGGCAAAAACAAATAGGGGAATAGAACTACCAACTTCGTTTAATACCATTATACGAAGCTCACAGTGTGTGGCAGCACGCTATATCAAACACTTAGCACAAGAGGCTCGGACAATATGCGAAGCTCAAAGCGCAAATATGGTGATTCTGGTGCGCCCCGGGGAGGGGTGGGGGGTCGGCAGAGGGATCGCACCCCCACCCCAGAGGGGGGAGGTTACCAAGATAATTGCACCAATTCTGAACTTGGTAATGAGGAAAAATCGCTCAGGGCTCTGGAGCTTTTAAACGTCCACGACCTGATAACCGATCTCGCTCGGGAGATCGGCGTCCAAAACACGCTGGTTGTCTGGCAGATGCTGGAGTCATGGCGAGAAGTTGATGGCCGATTCTACTTGCCAAGCTTTTCTGTGATTTCTCGCGCATACCGTCGACGATATGTCAAGAGACTGCGGGAGCAAGGCCTATCGACCAAGGAGATACAGATGACCTTGGAGAAAGAAGGGGTTAGTATTTCCGAAACCACGATAAAAAGATCAGAAGCTGATGAAAATGCCGAAATCGGTCATTTACTTGAGGGTATCGAGTACAGGCCAGAAAGAGAAAGAGTTGCCTATCGATTCTCAGCTGGATCAGTGCCAGAGGAAAGCTGAGGAGCTAGGATCCGTCGTCGCGAAAGTGTTTGCGGACGAGGGTATTTCGGGTCGAAGCGATGCTCGCCCTCAATTTCAGGCCGCGATCGCTTATTGTGAGTCATTTGATATTGATTATTTCATTTGCTGGTCCACCTCGCGTTTTGCTCGAAATCGATTGGATGCACAGCTCAATAAGCGCCGTCTCCAGTCTGGCGGGACCAAAGTGGAATACGTCTCTGTCAGTTTTGACGAAGGCGGTTCCGGAATGCTACACGAGGGCATTTTAGAGCTGTTCGATGAGCACTTGTCGCATCAAATATCCGCTGATACCCGTCGATCGATGATAAAGAACGCAAGGGATGGGTTTTGGAATGGAGGAGTCCCACCCTTTGGCTATAAAGCTGAAAAATCGCCGGAAAATCCAAAGAAAAAACGTTTGGTCCCCGATTCCTATGAATCCGATATCGTCCAGCAGATTTTTAAAATGCGCCTACAGGGGCTTGGAGGCCGCAGCATAGCCCAAGTACTCAACGATCGGGGCGTTAGAAACAAGCAAAAGCCATGGAATAAAACGTCTGTTACGTCATTGTTGCGAAACGAGAGACTGTTGGGAAAAACTATATTCGGGCAGAAGCTGAATGGTGTTCGTCAGCCGCGGGATAGGTGGGTCATTGTTGACTCACACACGCCAATTATCGATGAAATCCTTTTCGAGGAGGTTCAAATGCTCATGAACTCAGAAAGCATTTTAGAAGACGGCTCTAGCCCTCATAGTACTTGGAGTTTTACCGGGATTCTTAAATGCGGTGATTGTGGATCCTCTTTACAGATCGAATCTGCCAAGGGTCGCACCCAGCGGTACCACTATTACAACTGCAGGAGCGCTCAGAAGGGCTACGGTTGTAAAAATCGCCGTCTTCGCGCAGACATCATGGATGAGTTTTTAAACCAGGCCATTCTTCGAAAGGTATTGACCAGGGAAAACGTAGCGGTCGTCCTGGACGATGTTAATGAGATGTACGGTGACTGGGCAAAGCAGAACAAAAAGAAACGTGTGTCACTGGCGCGGAAGTTGGCCGATCTAAAGGCTCGAAATTCAAAGCTATACGAACTGTTGGAGGACCCTGCAGGGGCTTTTAACTTGGAAGACCTGGCCCCGCGGCTCAGAGAAAATAATGCTGAGATAAAACAGATTGAGCGAGATATTTCTGTAATCGATAACCAGAGACCACCAAAAGTGGATATTGATGAAACCTATCTGGACGATATCGTCGACTTTTTACGACAAAAAGTGTTGGAGAATGAGAGCCCGAAGGCAACGAGACGCTTTTACAAAAGCTTTATCGATCAGATAGTCGTGGGGGACGATGAGGTAACGATCACGTACAGCAGGGATTCTTTGTTGAACGCATCTACCGTGAAAATGGTTCACAGTAGTGAAAATTGGCTCCCCGAGCTGGGCTCGAACCAGCGACCCACGGATTAACAGTCCGTTGCTCTACCAACT